AACTTTAACATAGGTTGCAAGATTTCAATGTATTGTCTATAAAACTTCCTTGGTGCTACTGCAGGCATTGTTACTGTTTTCTTTGTCATCTCTATAATCTTTTAAAAAGAGAATATTCTTCAAATTACTTCTCCCTATATATGCAATTATATACACTATATATCATATATGCAAATACACACTTAAATTATTTAACAAAAATAAAGGAAAGACAGTATAGAGATTACCGCCTTTCCACAGTATCCGTAGAAATGAACACTTATTCTTACTTACTTAATAACTTATTTAAATATTTTTAGATACGTTACAGATACATGTAACTGTAAAAACCCTATCTCTCCCTAGGTTTTTTTATTCTCACCAAAACTCTGCTTGCATTTTAGCTAACCAGAGATACCATCCTTTTACCCTAACATGGTTTTTGTTGTTCAAGTATCATTAAAATGATAGTTGCCTGATCCAACAGCCGTAGTTGCTGAAGTTTGGTTGCTGAGCTGTTTTAAGGCTTTACGCAACTGTTACAATATTACTAAAATTTAAACCAAGAAACAACTGAAAATTAAAAAACCCAGCTTTTTAGGGCTGGGTTAACCAAAATCAACATAAAACAAATTATGAATTTTACACACAATCAATGTACCATAAAGATACGCATTTTTCATATGAAAAAAAAGTAATTACTACCATTTATTCCTAGGACAATTGCTATCTGAGCTTGCTTTAGCCACAAGCACACAGCCGCAATCTCCGCACATATATCCATTTCTAGCAGGACAAGTATCACAAATTTTTAATTTCCGTTTACTCTCTTCCTTTCTAGCTGAAGAGGGTATTATAAGATTCCCCCACCCTTGCAACATGTGAATTAGATCCTTACCATCCATACCCTTAATATACAATTTTTTATTTTTTTTTATTTTTAAAAATTAAGTTTGAAAATGTGTGGTGATACGCCCTCTAATCAAGTCCCACCCCTTTTAAGTTTTGGCGGGACACCCCCGTAGGAAATTTACACAATCAATATAAATTAAAACCTGTGCAAGTTTGATGAATCACATTTTCCTGTTCATTCAAATTTGCACGCAACATTTTACTGTTATGAGACAATCATGCGACATTTTAGCCGTAGTAGGTATTCAATCTTCTACGAAGGTGCAAATTGAATTTGCACAGATTATTGACAATCCATTTGCTAAAGCAAGTGGCGGTGGTAACAAGTTACTTCAACTTATGAATGAGGGTGATGATAGGTTTGATAATAAACCTAAACAGCAACGTGGTTGGATGAACTGTGAACGCGCAATGGCAGATAAATTATTTGGCATTAAGTGCTTGCAACCAACTGATGAGCACTACGTTGCTCAATGGGACGGTAAAAGTGCTAAACCACGTAAGGAGCTGTTCGTTGCAGATGTGCACGTTAATGGAGAACCTGTTAACCTTGAGGTTACTGAAACTGTTGTTCCTTCTGAAATTCAGAAGAAGAACAAAAGTTGGAAAACCAAAGGTAAAGGAGGTGAGGTAGTTTTGCATAAAGGCTTACCTGTTTATTCTACTAAGACACCAATGGTTGGTACACCTAACCATACGTTCTTAGAAATGGATACAGTTCCTGTAACTCCTGAAGTTGCTCCAAGCACTATTGGTGACCTTACATAAGGTTAATTGCTATAAGGTAGGCACACTAGCGTGTGCTTACCTTTATTTTATTGTTTAACTTTTAAATTAATTGAAAATGCATACTGATAAAATAAATAATGCTGAAGTAGTAACAGCAACAGAACTGTTTGAAATTGTTAATAATTGTAAACACCATTGGTTTGAGGGACAAACTCCTTCAGATGATGAGGGTAATTATATTATGTATTACGTGATTGACAGTAAATACTACAGAGTAAATAGAAATTTGTTTAACTTTTAAATTAATGTAATTGTATAAGTGCACCTAACGGTGCATTTATACTATTGTCGCAGTATGCACCTCAGAAAGGAGAGGGAATACATGTCAACAAGTTAATTAGTCAGTGTTTGCAGTAGGTTTATTTGCCTTTGCCTATTACACTCACCACTATTC